TGATTTAAACTTATCGAAATAAGTCGGCTGTTTTGAGGAAACGACCGCCCCATAGGGATTTTTCAACCATTTCTGGTTGTTCCTGAACAATCTCTCCGAGATCGCCAGATTTTCGGAATGCTGTATCTGCTTCTACTGCGTCAACACGCTTTCCAAACTCACTAAATTCGTCTTTTGCTGCAGCAACATCTTGTGATACTGCATCAACTGACTTTGTAATTGCATTGACCTGCTCTTGTAGAGACTTAACGGTTGCAACTAGATCGCTAAAGGCTGATGTAAGAGTATTTTTGATTTCTGTAACTGCATCTACAATTACTTCATCAGACTTAGATACCTCTTCAGTCTTAACTTCAGCAACTACCTCTTCAGACTTAGCAACTTCTGCAACTGCAGGCTCTTCAGCCTTTGTTACCTCTGCTACTGAAGCCTCTTCGGTTGTTGAAACAACTTCTGTTACAGCGTCTTCTGACTTTGTAACTTCAGCAGTTTCTACTGTGGCATCTGCCTGCGGAGCGACCTGAACATCTTCAACAACGACATCAGTCTTCTCAACGATTTCTGCTGTCTCTTTCTTTGTTGTTTTTGCCATAGGATTTGCCTCCTTGTCTATCTTAGAAATACTTGTGCCTTTAGCACTTTCTACTAAGAATTTGATCATGCTTGTTTTCTCGTTGTCTGTTTTTTCAACGAAACCTATATTTTGCATTTGGTTTCCCGTAGTAGGACTAACCTCTGCTTCATTCTCTGAAACTAAAACAATCCCAGATTCTTTATCCCAAAAAACATTTTCAATAACTGTGTCCATACCCTTAACAATATCAACACCATCTACTTTTTCTACTGAAACAATATTTGCAAATTGATTTGCTGGGCTATCAACTAATGATAATTCAACTAAATCATAATCTTTAATAATTCTAATTTGCTTATCCATTTTCTCATCATAAGCATCATCCCATTTATTCATTCTTCCGCCAATCGAAAAACCAGTGTATGTTCCATCAAGTACCTTTTCCCATGCATCTTGTGCACCTTTTGAAATGTATGCAGAAACTACAACACCACTATACATTTTTTCTGAATCTTGATCATAATATTTATCTTCTTTAAATGAAACCATTTTGCCAACCGCAGATGGCTGATGCATTTCACGAATATTTCCACGGAACTTTTTAAATGCTTTAAGGCTTGCTTCTGTAGTTACAATATCATCTTGTTTATCTACGTTATCGAGTGTGGCAAATCCTGAGACTGTACGTCTCTCTTTATCTACCTTACTAAAAGGCATTGAAAGGCGAAGTTGTTCGCCCTCAGTATTCCAATGGGCTTTAGATATAGTCATACTAGTATATATTATAGGGCACTTTTTTACACTATCTCATTTATTGAGATGCTCTACCCTCACCCTTTGGGTTTCTACCCGCTACTGTTGCTGCCCCATCAGATTGGTTATTTACTCTTTCTGAGTCACGCTGTCTAGTGGTATTTTGACTTGCCGTATCTTGTGGTTTTGGTTGAAATGGTTCATCTCCATGAGGTGCTTGTGGTAAGCCAAGTTGCTGTCTTGCCTCATTAGGAAGCATAACCTGTGTTTTAACATATCTCTCTAAAATTTGAGACTGAGCAATTTCATCTGTTAGTGTAAGTTCATTAAACTTAAATTCTAAGATGTCTGTCTTTTCACGAATAATTTTGTTAATTTGTTTTTCTAACTGACCCTGTGCTGGTCTTGCTACCTGCTCTTTAAAGGTACGATCTTGGGCAAGGGCTGCTGCAATTGCTGCTGAATCTGAACCACCTAATTTAGATAAAGGAACTTGATGTGCTACAAGAATGTCATCACGATTTTGTTTACGATATTCTTTAAATGATCCCTCTTGAACGCCATTTTCAATAGGTTGCATATTAAACTCAACCTTATTGCTTTCACTATCTCCAGGAAGTGGTATATAAAGAGTTCTGTGTGACTGCCCCTTTAAATTAGTCTGCAAAAATCTAAACATTTTTTCTTCTGCATCTGCAGAGAGTTTTGCACCCTTTAAAGTAACAACATATCTTGGTACTGCCTTATTTGAAAAATAGTCAATATTATATTGTGATGCTAATTGATCTCCATGCAAAGAAGATATAGCAGAAATAATATCTGGTACACCATAAAATGTATTTAATGGAGAGTATTGTTTAAAATGGATAATCTCATTTGGTCTGCCATCAGATGTGATTGGATTTGGATTTTTTGCACCAAAGTTTCTAAAGTAAACAACTTTATTAGCAATGATTTGAACAAAGCCATCTCGCATACGACGAACACGCATTGTAGTTGCTGGAATATGTCCAACATAACCAATCTCTCCACGAACTGTTCTTCCAATTTCCAAATATCCATTACCAATTGCCTGAACATCTGTATAAACCTTTTCCATGGTAGATGTAAATGAATCATCCTCATTTAAACTTTCTAGCCAGTCTGTTAGTTCAATCTTTGACCTTTCAATTCTTTTACGTGCTCTTTCTGTTGCGCCACTATCTAAAGAAGCCTCAAGTTTTAACATGGTTCTTGGAGATATTTCAAATTTATAACCTAAGCCAACAATGTTTTCTACCTTTGCATCAATTGCTGCATGGTTTGCAAAAGATGTATCATAATAATTTGCTAACTCATAAACATTCCATGGTGGAGTGATTACATCAAATAAGCCATAAGCATTTCTATACAATACTCCAGGATTAATTTCTTTTGATTTTGCTCCATCAATACCAGAGTTAACTGCTCTAGCATTTGTCATATATGCATCTGAAGCCTCTACTTTTGATATTCTGGCTGCACGTCTTTTAAAATTATTATCAAGACCTGATAAATTTTTTAATTCATCCCAACTTTTATTAAATGGATCACTCTTCTTAAACTGATCGTCACCATCTGGCAACTCATCTAAACTAGCACCAATTCTATATTCTATGTTATCACTCATTATTCTTCATTACCCCACTTCTTAACTGTTTGTTGGGCTGCATGAACAGCACCAAGATCATTCATGCTAGGGATTAATCCCTCCATCATTCTTTGTTTTTGCTCAGAATACTCTTCCTCAGAAATACGATTTAACCCAGGAACAAATACGCATTGTCCATCTCCAGGATCGCCATAATATATGGCTGCTTGTTTTAATTCTGAAATTTTAGAAATGTCACCCTTCATTGATGGAATATTTAATACTGATCCATTTCCATCTGTAAACCATTTTCCATTGGATTTTTTATATACATAGAGTCCCCAGTTGTACATCTTGTCTATGACTTTTATGCGAGATTCCCCTATTTGACCCTTCATTTTGGGTAGGTTTTTACCATTTTTCTTGGGTTTTTTAGTATTCATAACCAACAGTATACCATATTATACTGGTATCTTAGTTTGTGTTTGCCATGACGTATCTGAATATATTTTTACAGAATCTGCTGTAAAATTTAAACTTTCTGCAGTATTGCTATCAACAACGAACTTATTCCTGCCAATATAAGTCTCATAAACCTCTGCTGGATTTACACCATATAATTCTGAGGTAGAAAGAACTAATACGCCATTCCAGTTATATGAGTTAAACCAATATGTCCAATATAAATCAGAGGTACCATTATTTTTAACCCTTAGCCATGGTCTATATACTCTACTTTGAATATCTTGTAATGCAGTAGATTGATATTGTGTAATATTATTAAAAACAAATGGCCCATTAAGATTTATATATCCAATAGAGTTATCCATATTAATACTATTTGCAAAAGAAACTCCAAGCACTGACCATTCTTTTGCCTCTAAAACTGGATCTTTTACCAAACTTCCATTTATATAAAATGCAAGTCCATTTACCTCTTGGCCAGTTGATTTATTAACTGCAAATATCTTTCCTCTATCTCCATTCTGACTTACTGCAGAAACAAAGAATTGAATAGTATCGTATTTATGTTGTAACTCAAAAACCTGAGTTGCACCATAGGTAAACTTATCAAAATCATATCTTAACCATAATTGCAGTGCAGTTACCTTATAGTTATTTGAAACTCCACTATTAATAGGCACAGCAACTCCTCTATTAACATATGGATTAAATGAGCCTCTTATCTCTATTCCGCTTTTTCTAGTAGAGTATAAATAGGGAACGCTTTCTTTAAAAATACTTATAGGATTTTTAGCCTTATAGTCATAATATATTCCAGATTTTTTATATGGATATATAGGTACTCCAAACCTAGTACCAATTTTTGTTGCACTATTATGATCAAATGCTTGAGATGCTATTTCTAATTTTTTCAATCCAATATTTTTATTTTGTGTTCCTCTTAAATTAAATACTAAGTGTACAACTATAGCCAAGGAATTAAAGTCAACACCAGTTGGTGGATAAATAATAGTGTTGTCTGCTACCTCAAAAACTGTATTTCTCCAATTTGAAAAATTTGAAATATTTAATATTTTGTCATTTCGTAGTGGTTGTATAACACTAAAATCATTTAAATTTTTATTTGCCCCACTTTCAATATATTGAATACTAATATAACTTCTGATAGAGGAATTATCAGTATTATAAAAATATGTTTTAACTGATTTTTGTTCAACATCCTCATAGTTTTCCCAACCAGAAAACAA